CATCTCTCTATCATCCCGAGGTGTCTTATGTCGAATTCCTTTCAGGTCTCGGTACAGAGGAGGGTCTGTGTCTTATGCGGAGGTACCATTGGTACCCTCGCAACTGGCACTGTCTTCCTCGCCCCGGGTCTGGAGGTTATGGAGCATAAGTACAAGTCAGGAAATCTCCCCCTCTACGACCATGTCCATGATGATGCTAGCCAAGATCTTTCGTTTTTTCGGGCTGCAGAGAAAACTCTACAGTCTGAGCAACGAAGTCATGGCACAGGATTATCAGAAGACATGGAACGAATGGAGGGAGACTCTTCCCTCCCTTCTGATCTCTCGCCCTACAAGGGCGGGGGATCGAGTTCCGGCATCGTTCCGCGTACTCCGTACGTGGTTCGATGGTGGGATCTCGTCAGACCCTATGGGTCTGACGGAAAGGAGAAGGAAGAATGACAGGAGATGACCAATCTGGGGCTCCTTGTTGGAGCCCCGAGAACGATCTTTTGGATCGCCCTCAAACCGGTCTAAAAAGCCGGAGTGTTCTATGACAGTCGGGTCTATCGATGACGATGACCGTGTTCCGACTCATACCTACGCACTTATACAGCCGCAAGGCTGGTACGTAAATGAGTCATACCCTCTATCTGGTGCTCATTATAACAAGACCTGGATAGGAGGTGATTTCCCAACCACAAAACCCGTGTACCAAAAGTACCGGTTTCTCTATGGTGGGAAGTGGCACACTGTGAAGGAACGGGTTGACAAACCCGTCCGGTCATCTGTTAAAGAAGATCATCCTTATAGCTGTTCCATCCTAATGGAGCGCGGCAATTCATTTGCTTGGGACCGCTACGAATACGGCTCGCTCTCTGAGCAAGACGTACGAGTGGTGGTTCCGAGTTTAATGTTTAGAGCCATGGTCAATCCAGGATGGTCCAATAATGATGACATTGCCCTAATTGGGAAGCTTCGAGAGAAAGTTGCAGGTTCCGATTTCAACATGGGTGTTTTTCTCGGCGAAGGCCGAGAAGCACTCTCGATGATAGCGGGAAATGCAACGAAACTCTTTAAAGCCTACTCCCTCGTAAAGCAAGGTAACATTATTGGTGCTGCTGCTGCCCTAGCGACTACAAAGTCAAAGGGACTCGTTAAGAGTCCTTTTCTTAAATTTGACCCTTCTCTCAAAAAGAGTCCGGCCAAACTATGGTTAGAGCTTCAGTATGGATGGTTGCCACTTATAAAGGATGTCCAGGGGGGTGCCGAGTTCCTCGGTAAACTCCTGAATTTCCCTATGGTGCAGACCTACAAGGTCCGAACCAAGAAGAAATGGGCAAAGTGCGACAATCCGGATAACTATACGAACTTCTACTTCGATGGCAAAACCACCGGGCAGTTGATCGCTAAGTTAACGGAAGTCAATCCTTACCAGCTCTCGGGTTTGTTGGACCCCGCAAGTGTGGCTTGGGAGTTAACTCCCTTTTCCTTTGTTGCCGATTGGTTTATACCTATCGGGAACTACCTTGCGGCCCGTTCTTTAGCTAGTGCTTTGACGGGTACATTTGTCACCACTAAGACTGTCCGAATTTTCGGGGAAGCCGATGGACTTAAGAATACCGACAACGGCATTGTTAAAACGATATATACCGCGCAACCGCGCGGCTTTTATCGAACTATCACTGTTGATCGTACGGTATCTACCAGTCTGCAGGTTCCTTTACCAAACTTTAAAACTTTGGATAAAATAGCTTCGTGGAAACACTGTGCCAACGCGGTGGCTCTTTTGATAGCAACCCACGGAAGTGGGAAGTCGTCTTATAAGCCACCAACATCTTCCGGTAAAATCTTTAAGGGTTGGGATGGAGTTATTCATTCCTAGCTTAAAGCTATTCCGGTTTATCCTTTTTTACAGGAGACTACATGTCTGCCATTGCTAACCTCGTCGCCTTCGATGGGGCTGCTACCCCGGTATCTCACACTTTGGTCCCGATCTCTGTCACGCGTTCTGCGGACAAAGTGGTGGCCGAATACCGTGAGATGCTCGCTTCTGTTCCTGTATACGCCCAGGTGCGCGCAATTCTTACATTGCAAACGCTTAAAAGTGGTGTGTACAAGGAGGAGCTGCGTGTGACCGTTCCCGTTATGGAGACTGTCACGAACCAGAACGCAGCTGGCTATACCGCGGCTCCGAAAGTTGCTTACGAAAATACCATGGTTTTCCAGGGGTTCTCGCATCAACGTTCGGATATCACGGGTCGCCGGCTTGCGCGACAGTTGGCCGTCAACATTGCAAATGGTATCACTACCACTGTAACGCCGACGACGACTGGTCCTTTGCCTGAGCTCGTTGATCAGCTGGTCGCTCCGACCTAACTGATCTAGAACTTGATTTCTGCCTCGAAGGACGGGGGCTAGCAATAGCTCTCTACATAGAGGTACCCTTCTTTTCCACTTAAGGAAAGATTATGCGGTTTACGCGATGGGATCAGGTCTCGAACACGAGTTTGAGCAATGAGGTTCTCTTTCTCCTCTCTGAATGGCACCTGGCACAGATAAACTGCGACCAGGGACAACCTAGTGAGGTCGGGCTCCTAGTAAGGAACCGTGACGTCTCCGGGTTGTGCCAGTACGAGCTGCGCTACTCTTGGGTTACTGAAGCTGGTGTAGAGGAAACTCTTACCAGCGCCGAGGTTAAACACCTGCGCCAGATCTTAGCTTTCTTTCAAAAGCGAGCGGATATTGACATAGGTATTGATACTCGAAAGGTAGCTTGGGATGCAGCCGTAAAGGCCGAAGCTTTGTGCAAAGAGACAAATGAGATCTTCAGGAAGTACTTTCAAGGGGGATTTTATTTTCCTCTTGACGTTGAGTCGGTTTTGTACCGTGCCCAGCGTAAAATCAGTACGATCCTTGGAGATCTTCCTAGTCTCGATGCGCTAAAACTACGCTTCGGCCCAGGGGCGACCACACAGGTCAAAAAGAAAGATGCATCTGTAAGGCGTAAGCTTTCACAGGTGTTCGCTTGTAGCGGAGAAGCTGAGAGATACGTAAGTGATCTCTTAGCCGAGATGCCACTCTGGTCGGGCGCAAGCCCGAGTGGAGATAGCATCGTCGTTCCTGTCCAGGTTCATCCTGGAAGGATCGATTTCGTCCCAAAGTCTGCAAAAACTGATAGAACTATAGCCGTCGAACCTATGCTGAACCAGATGGTTCAGCTTGGGATCGGCGATCATATAGCACAGCGCTTGCGGAAAGAGGGCGTGGACATCAGAGATCAGACGCGTAATCAGCGTTTGGCCCTCGAAGGTTCACTTACGGGTGCTTTAGCAACACTCGACCTCAGTAGTGCCTCGGATACTATCGCAACCGGTCTTGTAGAGAGTTTACTCCCCTTAGACTGGTGGGATTTTCTCCGGTCCATCCGGACTGGGACTTCCACGTCACCACGGCGTTATCCGACTTGAGAAGTTCTCTTCCATGGGGAACGGCTTCACTTTTCCACTGGAGACTCTTATCTTTTACAGTTTGGCTTACGCCTGCTGTGATAGTAAGGATCATCAGCTGATTAGTGTGTACGGTGACGATATAATCGTACCCGTATATGCTGTTCCCTTACTGACAAAAGTACTCACGTCTTGTGGGTTTCTTTTGAATAGTAAGAAGAGTTACTCCTCCGGACCTTTCCGTGAAAGTTGCGGGAAGGACTACTTTTTGGGAATCGATGTTCGTCCTTGTTATATCAAGGATTCTTTATCAGGTCATACATGCTTTACCCTACATAACTTTTATGTTCGGGATGGCAGCCTGGACCCGGCTAACCTTCTTCTCCAATATATAGACGAAAGTCTACGTATTTGGGGGCCTGATGGGTATGGGGATGGTCACTTAATCGGTGATTGGTCTCCTATTCCTAAAGGGCGACAGGATGGTTGGGGTGGTTATACCTTTGAGACTTTTACGTATAAGTCCCGTAAAGCCTATTATAAGCTTGGGGCGGATTACGTGTTTCCCTCTTATAGCATTTACATCAAGGATACTGACTCAGCTTCTGAGTTCAACGATGTCTGGCGCTCCTCACAAAGGAATGCTCGGCTTCGTGTATCCGCCTTCGGGAATGGTTCCCATTTCCTTAGGCGTCCATCCCGTTGGACCGGATCCTTCCGGCCTGATAGGTTAGACTCGACGTACGTTCTACATGAAGGGAGACGGGTTCTCAGTGATGTCCTTCCTGGACGTCACGGGTATAAACGCATCAAGATCTACGTCTTTGCCTAGCTTCCCTAGCGGGAACTAGGCGTTGAGGCTCGTCTTAATGAGTCTTGGAGGTCCTGTCGGA